GAGCCCCACACTTGATCATTACCAGCCCACCAGAGACGGCCTTGATTGAATGTATTGGCAGACGGCCATCCTGTGCTTTCGGACCATGCTGACATATACCAGTTTGGCGTTGCCTCTGTTGACCCGAATGGCTGCAAGCTACGTGCGCCGACCTGTTGCGGAGACACAAAATCAACAATACGCGCCACACCCTCGATAGACCCGCCTGCATATGTGAGTAGAAGCCGCGCTTCACCGTCGAAATCTGTGGATGTGGTCAGACGATAGAAGAACACACCGCCTGAGGCGTTGTCATTATAGTTCTGCTGATAGCTTGTTGTGACATCTTCGCCCTGCCCTATATAGTTTTCCACCGTGGTATATGTCACTTCATCAACTGAGCGCTCTAGAACGACAGTTCCCTCATAGACGCCTGACACAGTGACGCGCAGTTCGCGGGAGCTTTCCTCGCCGGTCACTCTCACGGCTGCCGAAGACGCGCCCACGGTTGTTGCGCGGGTGTCAGCATTAGAAGACGACGATGCAATACGGACCAGACGCCCAACATCAGATTGCGTGAAGATGTCCTGACTGGCGAGGATATCCATATCGCCTTCGAGATGAGTTGTCCGCAGTGTGATGTCTGTATCATTCACAAAACCCCAAGGACCATTTGTCGGTAGATAGTCGACAAAGGACCATGACTTGCGCCCGCGGCGTTCTATGACTGACATGCCGTCAGGATGCGCGATGAATATGCGGTCTGCTATCTGATATGAACGGACTTTATCAAGTGTTGCGCCCCGAATGCTTGTCGGGATGGACATCGTGCCAGCCGCCTCTATCGCTACCGTGGAAACAACAGACGTATGCAGGCCAACACTTTCAATCGTAAGCGTAGGATCGACATCTGGGTTATCTATAAGGAGGGAATGCACGCCTTGTCCAAGTGTTGCCCGATATATCTGGGCGCTGTCTACGCCAGACGTGCCAATACTTAAGCGGACTGACTCGCGTCCAACAACGATACGGACAGCAAATAACATACCCGCGCCGCCTGTAATCGTCGTGTGGCGCCGTCCAACGCCTAAAGCCGTAATGCCTGAGAATGAGACACCGCCATTTGTATTCTGATTTGAGGACGGAAAGCTATTTGGATCAGGCGGCGGCGCGAAGACTGGGATTAGAACCTCTGGTTCATAATCAAATTCGTCATCATCAAAGAAAAATTCAGACGTTGGCGGAAGAGTAGGAGGAGGAGCCGGCGGGTTAGCAGGTGTATTACCGTCTCTTGTCTGCCCCCCACCTGTTGAGGCGTCTATCCAGTCGCCAATATCGTCCAGTGCAGGTAAGGGCGCGTCAGGCCGATCTATTAATACATCGTCCACCCAGACGCGCATCAAGTTATCTGACAGCTCAACAACAGCTGTTTCATCGATGTTTCTTACAAATGGAACAAGGATAGCAGGACCAGGCACATCGCCCAGATAGTCAAAGCCCGGCGCAACCGACATCGGACCTAACCGTATCGGAATGAAGTTCTCCATAACAGCTGCTGATGATTGAACCTTATTAACGTCCAGCCGCGTCAGCGCCAGCGTGTCGACCACGCCTCTGTTAAATCTGTTATAGAGGATTTGAGGCATGTCTAATACCGTCCAGACCCGCCGCCGCGACGGCTGAAGTAATTCCGTCCATATCCAAGACGAGCTTTAACCCATGAGCCCTCACGGATAACGCGAGGTGGATTTTGCATGGCGTCAGTATTGCGAGAGAGACAACCGCGCCGCTCATGTTCTTCCATCACCATCGCTTGCTGCGCAGGCGGTACATTCAATCGCTGGACGCCCTTCACACGATACGCAAGCTCTGCAGCGACAAAGCTGCGGAAGTGAGGCGGCCATGCGGAAGGTGTGTCCTTCAATGTGGAGGGAACATATTCAAGATAGAGGACATCATAGTTTGCGAAGAAACAATTCCCCTCCTCTTGATAGTCGCGCATACCACTTCTTAAATATTCATCTTCGAATAGACCGCGAATGCGCAAGCAATCATCTGGCTTATCAAAAACGTTCTTATACCCCCATCGAGGCTCAAGGTCGCGCCGCGGCTCACAGCGTACCGTACAGCGCGCAAAGCCCCAGCCTGTATCATCTAAGAGCGCATCGATAGCGCCGCTTTGACGCGCGATATCCAGCTGAATGCGAAGCTCTGTCTGGTCATCAGGACCTGAGAGTGGGTTCATGCCGAGGATTTGCGTGGTGTCTCGGTATATGGTCAGCCAGTCCTGCGATAAGGACTCTTGTGATTTTGTCGGTCGATCAGACGGCCACTGCTCTGAACCGAGAGCGCGCGTTGTCTCCATCGCGTATTTCAGACGCGCATCCAGCTGCTCTACCATGTCCGGCGCTATACGCGGCGCAAGCTGCATACCCAGATAGGCTGCGAGGACTTCAAGGAATTCAGGGGAATAAAGGTCTATATCCTCTATGCTGGCAACATATCGGATATAGAGCGTGTCCACATCAGCGAAGATTGCACTCTGGCCTGTATCATCACGCATGATAGCGAGATGATCTTCAGGCAGTTCAAACTCAAAGTCATGCGCCGGATGGTTCGACGCCGTACCCGTAAGTTTGACAGTCCTGCGCGCGAAGTCAGGGCGCGCAAGCTTTAAGCAGTTATCTAGGGCGCCATATTCCCAAATTTGGTCAAGGTGAACCTTCGCCTCAGTCGCCTCCGTCAGGTCAACAAGCGTTTCCTCGCCAACAGCGCGCAGACCAGCGTTATAGATCGATAGAAGGTTCGGCATGATTATAGGTTCAATGCAGCGATATGGTCTTCACGCTGACGTTCAGCCTTTGACCGCGTTGGTGATGCACCACCGACAAGCTTGCCTGTCACCATATCCTTAACGACATAGCCGCCGCGCAATCCCGGTACGACAGTAAAGCGCTCTTGTGGTACGTCCTGCAGTGGCTCGTCTATATCCGTGATCGAGAGACGCACAACGCCGACAGCGGAGCCTCCCTTATAGACAACAAGTAATGTCTGCATCCATGCATAGTCGTCAGTGAGGATGCGGATTTCATCGCCGGGGTTCAGCTTTGCCGCGTTATTCGTCCAGAAGTCAGACGATAGAGGCACGTCCTTTGGCGTAGCGCCCGGCACAGTGACGGCATGGCTTTGAAATCTATGCTGCGCGAGAACGACAGCGCCGCGTGCGAGCGGGACAATCACGTTTTCTTCAGCCTCAACTTCATCTACGGCCTTGTCAGCTGCGGGATTGACTTTAGCCTTAGCCTTGGCGTTGGTTTCCTGAACGATAGCCTTACCTTTCATCTTTGCGCCGCTCTGAGCGTCAGCGGCTTTCTCTTCGTCTGTTTTCTTCTTGGTCATGGTTTCATCCTTCAAATGAAAAAGCCCGACCACGATGGGCCGGGCTTGGATTAATAGTCGCGAGGACTAAGGGGCAGGCGGGACAGAGACACCTTCTCCGGTGTTCTGGTTTGCACCAAAGCCGTCATTGCCACCGTTATTCGTGCCGCCAAGGGCAGGTGCAGCGGTAACGTCAGCGACAGTTGCGCCACCATTAGAGCCTGAAACCAGAACGACATCGCCGCTTTGAATTCCCAACTCTACAGCGTCAGTGAAATAGTCAGTTGCTGAGATATCAGCAATGCTATCCTCAGATTTATAGACCCAGACACGGTTTGTTTCCGTGGTGTGGATCGCTTGTGGTTGTGAAACCGTTGGATCGTAACCCATGAGATTGTCCTTTTCGATTAGGAATGAATTGAAAAACCCCGCCATGCGGCGAGGTAGAATATCAAATGAAGGGCGTCTCAGCTTACGCTAGGACAACCGCATCATTGTGAAGCATGTTGATCACGCCGGAGTTCTGCAGGAGCTTACCGCCCATGTAGACAGAGCAGCGCGTCCAAGAGCGGTCTTGCTTCTCTTCATAGTCTGCTTCGACCTTCATACCTTCGCTATCCATGCCGCAGCCGATTGCTGCTTTATGGAAGAGATAGTTAGAAGAGGAAGCCGTGCCAGCACCCGGAGCTGCTTCGTCCACAACCCAATCAATGCCGAGCCATGCGAATGCGCGGTCTTTGCCAACGCCTTCAAACTTCTCCATCTTCACGTAATCCGCAGAGGTGAATTGCTCCAGCTCCATAAGCTTCGCGTGGAAGGCTGGCGTGATAGATGCAGACAGACGATCGCGCTTATTCAGCACTGACGCCATATTGAGACGCGCCTTAGCCCGGAGGATAAGCGGAAGCGTTGCAACAGCAGCCGCGCCCCATGTATTCGTCGCTGCACTAAGAGCGTTATAAACGATCTCATCCTTGCGGCGATTGATAACAGAGCGTGAAGTCATCTGCATAATGCGGCGACCTTCACCTTGGCTAGCAAACAGGTTGAAGCCTGTGCGCTCTACAAGGTCATGCTCTTCAGTCAGAACACACTCAAACTGGTTGAGGTTGTCAGTACGCGCTGGGATTTCACCATTGATACCGCGTGTTGTGGCTGTAGCGCCGCCTGAATCAGCGACGAGGAATGTGGCGATATTGCCTGAGACGACGACCTCTTGAGTACAGAGAGCGGCAAGAAGGGAATCTTCCTTCTCAAAGCCCATGATCGTCTCTTTACGAAATTGTGTCATAAAAGCTGCACGAGTCATGCTTTATGTCCTTTTCATTTAGAGTGAGTGGAGCCCTTGCAGTCCGAGTTGGCCGTCTCCTGCGCACAAACGGGTTAGCCCGCGTAAAGCGGGGGCCGCGAGCAAAGTCGCCGGGGTCATTAGCTAGGCATAGAATGGACAGCAGAAGCTATCCGGTGCGGCGGCAGGATTGCCGCCTAACAGTGGGGCAGCGCCCTCACCTGTATCTTGTGTCGGTGTTTAACCGTGTTGTTCGCGGTACTTATCACGTGACGTCACCAGCTCGCGATAGCGGGCCTGTGCGGCGTTGTCCTTATACCATTCTCTGGTTCCCATACGGGATTCCAGTTGTTTGATTTCAGCCTCGACTGTCGCGATCGTGCCTGAGTTCGACGGTACTGATGTCGCAACAGGGTTTGCTTCGCGCTCTTTTTGGACAAGCCAAGAGACGATAGCTGGGTTTGATGTCAAAGGTGAACCGTCAGCCAGTGTTCCGAATTCTAATAGCTCGCGGGTTTCCTGCGGCATCTGGCCTAACAT